AATTATTGTACGACCAGAAGACAGGTCGGCTTGTTGTATATGAGGACTTTATTTAATTATGACTTTACTTATTGATGCTGATTGGTTGATCTACAATTCATGCTGTGCCTGTGAACAAGACACAAGATGGAATGATTGGGAGCATACTCTTCACTCTGATGAAAGAGACATACTTAATCTGATAGAGAACAGACTTGATGTTTATAGAAGTATTGCTGACAGCAAGCACGACATAGTTATGTGCTTTACTTCTTACCCTACATTTCGACATGAAATATTTCCAGAGTATAAGATCAACAGGATAGGTAAACGTAAACCACTTGCACTCAAGAGTGTTATCAAAGAAGTTAAAGAGAGATATGAAACTGTTGCTTATGAAAACTTAGAAGGTGATGACGTACTTGGTTTGCTTGCTACCAATGGCAGATACAAAGACCCGATAATAGTTTCAGTAGATAAAGATATGAGAACACTACCATGCAAACTTATAGCTGATGATTCGATAGAACATATCACCAACAAGAAAGCAACTAGACATTGGTTTGAGATGTCGTTGGCTGGTGATGCTGGTGATGGAATACTAGGTATTAAAGGTATGGGTATGGTTACAGCTTCAAAGACTTTAGCTAATACACCTGATACCAAAGAAGCACTATGGTCTAAGGTACAGGAGACATACACTAAGAAAGGTTACACGATTGCTGATGCTATCTTGAACGCAAGACTTACAAGAATACTGAGAGAAGGAGATTATGATTACAATACAGGTGAAGTAAAACTTTGGAACCCATAAAAGAAAGCACCAACAACGCAGTAGCATGGGTTGTTAGTGCTTCTTTGTTATAAGCAACTGACGCTCCAACAGAGCAGTGACCGATTTAACTGTTTGATAATGGGTCTGGTTACTTAGTTACCCCCTCGCCCAATAAAGATACAACTAAGAGGTCTGGGGGAGATCAACCTAGTGAAGTAACCCAATGTATGGACTTGTAAAATCAATATAGCATAGATTCTCATAAAGAAAACCCCAAGAGGAACCACACCCTTGAGGTTTTCAAACTAAACAAAAGTCAATTCGGAGTAAAACCTTTTGCTTAGTCTTGCGTTGCAACAAGGTAACCACTCCTTGTTATTTTTAGGGTAACATATAATATATAAATAACCTTTTATTTTTTGTGACAAATAGTTTACCTGCTATTCCAGATGATTTAATAGAAGGGTTAGATGCTGCGTTTCCTCAACGTCATCCTGATTTATCTATGTCAGATAAAGAAGTTTGGTATCGAGCTGGTCAAAGGTATGTTGTTGATTATTTAATTGAACAACGAAAAAGACAAAAAGAAACAATGCTTACTGAATCTGTTTTGGAAAATTAATTATGTGTCCTCCACCAAGACCACCAAAGATGCCTGAGCCTAGGCCAACAGCTCCACCACCAGAAGAGACTGCAAAAAACGTAGTTAAGGCAACACCAAGGAAAAGAAAAGTAACTGCTGGAAGTGGAGGGATGAGGCCAAGAGTATCAAGAGGCGGTATCTCATCACTAAGTCTTAGAGGTGTACCTGCTGGTGATTTAAACAGTGTCGCATAATGGAATATACCCAACAAGGTAAAACTGCTGCTGGTCGATACGAATCACTAGCAAGTGCTAGATCTACTTTTCTTAGAGAAGCTAAAGAATCTTCTAAGCTTACCTTGCCTAGTCTTATACCAGAAACTACAACTGGAACCAGAGCCAAAATAAAAACTCCCATGCAAGCCCTGGGTGCCAAAGCTGTGAACAGTCTTGCATCAAAACTTCTATTGGCTTTGCTACCTCCAAGCACATCTTTTTTTAAATTCACAATAGATCAACTCTCTTTAATAAAAGAAGGGCAACAAGAACTTGAGAGTGAGTTAGATAAAGGTTTGAGGATGTATGAAAATGCTTTGATGGATGAGATAGAAGTCTCTAACGATAGGACTGCTATGTTTGAAGCATTAAAACATTTAATAGTAGGTGGTAATGTTCTTCTTTATCTAACAGATAAAGGATTAAAAGTTTATCCATTATCTAAATTTGTTTGCAAACGTGATTCAGTTGGTAATGTTTTAGAAATTATCACAAAAGAATCAGTAAGCCCTCAAGCATTACCGAAAGAATTTTTAGAAAATTTACAACAAAAAGAAGGTTATGAAAAACAAGCAACAGGAGATGAACTCGACATCTATACCTGCATTAAAAGAATTAATGACGATCATATATGGTTCCAAGAATGTCAAGGTCAAAAGATTCCGAACACAGATGGTCGATCAAAATTAGATGTCTCACCTTGGATTTTATTGAGATGGGTAAGAATAGATGGAGAAGATCTTGGTCGTGGGTACGTTGAAGAGTATCGCGGCGACCTTGTATCTCTCGAAGCTTTGACCCAAGCAATAATTGAAGGTGCTGCTGCCTCTGCAAAAGTTTTATTTCTCGTAAATCCAAACGGTCAGACCAGGGCTAGCACTCTTGCAAAGGCTCCTAACGGTGCAATAAGAGAAGGATCTGCTGCTGATGTATCTGTCATGCAAGTAGGAAAAGCAGGTGACTTTAATGTTGCACAACAAACCATACAACGTATAGAAGCTAGACTAGCTGATGCTTTTCTTATGGCTAGATCTATACAAAGAGATGCTGAAAGAGTAACAGCAGCCGAGGTTCAAATTATGGCACAAGAACTTGAAAACTCTTTGGGTGGAACGTACTCTATCCTGAGTCAGGAGTTTCAAATACCCTACCTCAAACGTAGAATGCACATGATGGTAAGGGCTGGAAAAGTAAAAGCCTTGCCAGACAAATTAGTTAAGCCTAAGATAGTGACAGGGATTCAAGGTCTTGGTAGAGGTAACGATAGAAACAAACTCATTGAGTTTATCGGTACTGTAGCTCAAGCTCTTGGACCAGATGTTATGAGGCAGTTCGTTAATGTAGATGAAGCTGTTAAACGTCTTGCTACTTCCATTGGTATAGACACAAACAACTTAATTAAATCTCAAGAACAGATTGCAGCAGAACAACAACAAGCACAACAGCAGCAACTTATTCAATCTCTTGGACCTGCTGCTTTGGGATCTAAACTTCTTGATCCTAAAAACAATGCTCAAGCACAACAATTAACGGAGGAGTTAAATGCCAACCAAGAAGAACCCCAGGGCTAGAGATGAAGATGGTAAGTTTGTCTCTGCAAAAACTGAAGAAAAGCCTGTCGAAGTTAAAAAGACTGAAGTAAAAGAAGCTTCTAACATTGTCAAAACTAGACATGGCAGTACAATAACTTCTAACTAACCAAAACATTATGACCTCATCACAAGTAAACGTAAGCGAGACACCTCCAATGTCAGCACAAGACCTGGAATCTTTAAAAGATGAGAATGGTTTGTATGCTGGTAAATTTAAATCAGTAGAAGATTTAGCTAATAGCTATAAAGAATTGGAAGGAAAGCTTGGTGCTATAAAACAAACAGAAGACTCACAGGCAAGCGAAGAAGTACAGGAAGAAACTACAGAAGAAACAGAAGATCAAGAAACAGAAGATTTTAGTTACGAAGAATATTATGGAGATGGTTTGGCTGAAGTCTTGAATGAAGTTGGTATAGATCCAGAAGATATTACAAATAGGTTTACTGAAACAGGTCAGATTTCAGAAGATGATTATGACAAGTTAGCTGAAGGTGGTTTTTCTAGACAAGTTATAGATACTTATTTAGAAGGAATTAGATCGCAGGGTGACGTTGAAGAAATTGCAGTTAAAGAAATGAACAATATTAAACAGTTGGTAGGTGGAGAAAATGATTATAATCAAATGAAAAGTTGGGCTTTAGAAAATTTAGCTGATGCTGATATTGATGCCTTTGACCAGCTTACACAAACTGGATCTGTACCAGCAATTAAACTTGCAGTTCAAGGTCTTTATTCACAATATAAAAATGCTATGGGAATTGAACCCGATTTAGTTACAGGCAGACAACCTAATAGTGGAATGACTCCATTTAGATCAGGAGCCGAAGTAAGTGCTGCCATGAGTGATCCTCGATATGGAAAAGATATAACTTATACACAAACAGTACAAGAAAGACTAAGAGATAGTGATGTCTTCAGACCTTCCAGAGGTTTTTAATGACAAATAAACCTACAAATCCAAAGCTTTATGCAAGAATCAAAGCTAAAGTTAAAGCAACAGTCAAGAAGTGGCCTTCTGCATACGCAAGTGGTCAACTTGTTAGACAATATAAAGCAGCAGGTGGAGGTTACACTAAAGCATGAAAAAATTAACAGACAAACAAAAAAAGAATCTTGATAAAACTGGTGATGGTAAACTCACTAAAGAAGATTTTTTATTAGTTCGCAAATTAAAAGAGAAAAGAAAAAATGGCAAAGTTAAGTCTTAGTCAAATGAGAACTCTGAAGAAACATTCAGAGCATCATTCTAAAAAACATATGGATATGATGAAGAAACTAATGCGTGAAGGCTCTTCATTTAAAACTGCACACAACAAAGCACAGAAACAAGTAGGCAAATGAGTCTTAAAAGATGGTTTGACGAAAAGTGGGTTGATGTCAAAACAGGCAAAAAATGTGGTCGAGGTACAAATGAAAAGGGTAGACCTTACCCTGCTTGCAGACCATCTAAAAGAATCAATAAAAAAACTCCAAAGACTAGAGATGAATTATCTTTAAAAGAATTAAAAAAATTTAAAGAACAAAAAACAGGACCAGACAAAATTAAATATAGACATAAACGACAAACTTCTAAGTAGATGTTATATTTTAAATAACTTACATTCTTTATGGCTAAAGGGGTATCTCTACGAAAAGAGCATAAGAGTCCTTCTGGGGGTTTGACTGCTAAAGGTAGAGCATACCTTAAAGCTAAGACAGGTAGTAACTTGCAAGCACCTGTCACAAAGACAAGTGGCCTTTCACCTAGACAAAAAGCAAGAAGAAAATCTTTTTGTGCAAGAATGTCAAAAGTCAAAGGACCACTTAGAAAGAATGGCAAGCCAACTCGCAAAGCCCTTGCTTTACGCAAGTGGAAATGTGGGTCAGTAAAAACTAAAAAGCGAAAATCTTAATATCAAAAGTGCCTGATGCGTCAGATAACACTTTAGAAAACAGACAGTAGCGAAGTAAGTTTCTTAAATTTTATCCAATCAATCTAAAGGTTTTTTACCATGAGTAATGCTACGGTATCTCGCCTAGGTTTGGTCGACAATACAGGAACAGACTTTGACGCTCTGTTTCTGAAAGTTTTTTCGGGAGAGGTGCTAACTGCGTTCACACGCAACAACATCTTTAACGAGCAACTTCATTCTGTTCGTACCATAACATCAGGCAAATCGGCACAATTTCCAGTTTTAGGCACCGCCACTGCGTCTTTCCATACACCAGGAAATTTATTGACAGGGGGCAACCAGATCAGACATGGTGAGCGTGTCATAAGTATTGACGATCTTTTAATTGCAGACGTTTTTGTCAGCAGGTTAGAAGAATTGAAGAACCACTACGATATTCGTGCAAGTTACGCTGACGAACTCGGCAAGGCACTCGCGAAAACGTACGATGAAAATGTTGCCAAAATGATTGCTCAAGCGAGTCGTGCATCTTCAACACTTACAGGTATTGCAGGTGGACTCACTTTAACTCTTGCTTCTGGTAACACAGCTTCTTCTGATGTTACTGGTGATGAGATAGCAGCAGCTATCTATGACATTGCACAAACATTTGACGAGAGAGACATTCCTCCTACAGATCGTTTCTGTGTATTGCCACCTGCTGAATATTACAAACTTGCTGAGTCTGCTACAAGAACTGTGAATGTTGACTTCAACCCAGGTGGAGGTAATGGTTCGTTTGCTTCTGGTAATGTACAGCAAATTGCTGGCATACCAATTCTGAAGTCAAACAACGTACCTCAGTCAAACAGATCAGCAGCATCAGGTGAGAATAACGCTTACAATGGTGACGATAGTAAGACTATCGGTTTAGTCTTCCATAAGAGTGCAGTGGGAACTGTAAAACTCATGGATATGACTACTGAAATCACAGGTAATGATTATTCTACGATGTATCAAGGCACATTAATGGTTGCTAAATATGCTCTAGGTCATGGAATCCTAAGACCAGAGGCAGCAGCTACTATTAAGTTATCTGCTTCTTAATACTTCTTAAATTCAATTTATAGGGTATCTTATTATTAGATACCCTTTTTTTTTATCATGGACATTGCTGACTCCTATCGAAAAATTATGGATAGAGAACTTAAAAAAAAAATGAAGGAACGAATGAAAGACAAAATGAAAAAGCAAGCTGAGAAAGCTATGGAAAAGGCAAAAAGGTCTAGTCTTGGACTAAGAGATAAATTAGCGAGGTAATTATGACTTATCAACCAACAAAAAAGAAAAAGAAAAAATCGACAAAGACAAGAAAACAGCTTAGTATTAAGAAAAAATATTAATCATGAATCTTCTTAGAAACAAAATTACACAGCTTGAAACAAAAAAAGAAGCTGGCATGGCAACTAAAAAAGACTTAAAACAACTAGAAGAGTTTTATAAAATGCAGGGTAAAAAAAATAGAAAAAAACTTCAACTTAAATAAAATTTTATTATGGGTATTGTAGCTGCAACAACTGAATTAGAAAGCATTAATATAATGCTTGCTTCTATAGGAGAAGCACCAATACAAAGTCTTACTGGTAGTCCGTCTGAAAACACTTTTTATAATTCAACTTTATTACCAGTAGATGCTCGTTTTGCTCAACAAACTTTAAACGAAATTAATAAAGCAGTACAAGGTGAAGGTTGGAGTTTTAATACTGAAATAGATGTTTCTTTAACAAGAGATTTAAATAAGCACGTTAACTTAAGTACTGATGTTTTAAGAGTAGATCCAAATATACATCAACACCCTTCAATAGATGCGATACAACGTGGCTTAAAAATGTATGACCGATTAAATAATAAATATGAATTTGATAATGATTTGATATGTACCATTGTTTATTTTAGAGCTTTTAATGAAATACCAGAACAAGCAAGAAACTATATTACTATTAGAGCAGCTCGTGTTTTTGTAGATAGAGTTGTTGGAGATCAAGGTCTTAGAGCTTATACACAACAAGATGAAGTAAGAGCTAGATCAGTTTTAATGGAGACTGATTTATGTAATGGAGATCATAATATTCTTACAGGTGATCCTTCTCTTACAAGTGTTTTTGATACCTACTCCCCTGCAAATGTTCTTATTAGATAGTCATGGCTATTATTTCAAGGTCAATTCCTACTTTATTGAGAGGAGTTTCACAAGCTTCTGATTCACAGAAGAGGCCAGATCATGCAGAAATACAAGACAACGCAGTAAGCGATCCTGTAATGGGATTAAAAAAAAGATCTGGATCTCAATTTGTTTCTAATCTAATAGCAAGATCAGCAAACGAAGGGAGTATAGGCAATGCACACGTTATAACTATTGATAGAAGTGAGACTCAAAGAAATGTAGCAATTTTCACAACCAACAATGTAAGAGTATTTGATATAGATGGTACAGAAAAAACTGTTAACAAACCTGATGGAGTAAGTTATCTAACAACTACAGATCCAAGATCACAAATAAAAACAATTAGTATTGCTGATTTTACTTTTGTTGTTAACACGACTAAAACAATAGCAATGGACTCTACCTTATCGGCTGGAGCTATTACTCAAGCTATAGTTTTCTTTAACCAAGTATCAGATTCAACTGTTTATACAGTCACCGTTGATGGCAACTCTGTCACAAAAGACACTTCATCCGACAACCCTTTAAGTACTTCAACAGTAGCAACATCTATCAAATCAAGTTTAGATTCTGCTTTAACTGGTTTTACTATTGCACGAAATGGACCTGTTCTTCATATTAAGAAAAACGATGGATCTAATTTTTCTATAGAAGCTAACGATACTCAAGGTAATACACAAATAACAGTTGTAAAAAATTCAGTACAACAGTTTACAGATTTGCCTACAGTTTCTCCCAATGGAATGGTCGTAGAAGTTTTAGGAGATGGAAAAGCAAATTTTGATAATTACTATGTAAAGTTTACAACCAATAATGGGGGAGCTTTTGAAGAAGGGCAATGGCAAGAAACAGTTGAAGCAGGTATTAAATTTAAATTTGATTACGATACCATGCCTCATGTCTTAGTAAGGCAAGCAGATGGTAATTTTAGATTTGCAAGAGTTGATGGAGATAGTTACACATTATCTGGCTTAACTTATACATTGCCTCAATGGGGTGAAAGGATAGCTGGTGACGAAATATCAGCTCAAGACCCTTCATTTGTTGGAGAGCAAATAAATAATGTATTTTTCTTTAGAAATAGACTTGGCTTTTTAGCAAAAGATAATGTAATTTTATCAGCAGTATCAGATTTCTTTAATTTTTTTCCTGAGAGTGTTTTAACAGTTGTTGATACAGATCCTATAGATGTAGCAGCATCTCATACAAAAGTTGCAATTCTAAAAAATGCAATCAATATGGGAGAAAAATTAATTTTATTTTCAGATCAAACACAATTTAATCTTACGTCTTCTTCTGATTCTTTAACACCAAAAAGTGCAAACGTAATTGTGACAACTGAATTTGAATCAAGTGACCAAGCAACTCCTGTAGGTGCTGGAAGTTCAATTTATTACGTCACGCAAAAAGGTAATTTTAGTGGTGTGAGAGAATATATTTCACAGCAAGGTGTAGATGTAAAAGATGCTGCAAACATTACAATACACGTTCCTAGGTTGTTACCAAATGATATTTATAAAATGGCCGTATCAACTAATGAAGATTTTATAGTTTTATTAAGTGCTACGAATCCAAATATACTATATGTAAATAAATGGGTATTTGGAGGACAAGGAGAAAAACTTTTAAATGCTTGGTTTACCTATACTTTTCCTAGTGAGCGTTCAATAAAAAATATAGATTTTATTGGTACTGATTTATTTATGGTTATTGAAGATGATGTAGTTAATGGTGCTACTGAAATATGTTTAGAAAAAATACCTTTTGAATCAGATTTTAAAGAACCTAATTCAAACTATGAATTTTGTTTAGATCGTAAAATTACAGAAGCAACAGCAGGCGTTACTGTTACTTACAATTCAACAGATCTTTTTTCAACAATAACTTGCCCTTTTGATTTTGACAGGCAAATGAAAATTGTAGGTAGAGATTTAGCTTCTGGAGAAACAAGCACAATGGTTGATGTTTTTGGTCGTACTGTTGACGTAAAAGCAGGTAAAGTTTTTGAATCTGCTAATGGATTAAATACCACATCAAATACTATTACTACAAATGGAGATTTAAGAAATACAAAATTTATTATTGGTGAACCTTACGAAATGCACTATAGATTTTCATCACAAAGAATGACAGAAGGATCTGGCAACCAACAAGGAGCCGAAATAGTAGGAGGCAGACTGCAAATAAAACATTTTTATTTAAAATTTGAAGATACAGGCTTTATAAAAGTAGAAGTAACTCCAGATAACAACATAACATCAACTCATATATTTACATCTACTTTAGGTACAGATTCACTAAGACAAGGTAGAGTCACTTTAGAGTCAGGTTCTTTTAAGGTTCCTATAATGAGCAGAGCTGATCGTGTAAAAATTGATATTAAAAATGATACTCATCTTCCAACTATTGTATCTAGTGCAGAGTACGAAGCGAGATTCCATTTAAGATCAAGACGTAGTTAATGGGGTATTTAAGAAAAGCAAATCTAAAAGATTTAAATTATGTATGTGCAAACATGAGACAGATGGACAGAATGGAAGCTTTATATCAAACAGGATACGACCCCGAAGATGCTTTACGTCTTACATATTTATCTGGAGAAAAAGTTATGGCTATTGCTGGTGATAAAGATCAACCTATGGGGTTATGTGGAGTGTCTTACGAAGGCTGTATATGGATGCTTGCTACAGATGAATTGTTTGATAATAAAAAATATAGAATACAATTAATAAGACAAGGTAGAAATTGGGTAGACAATCTGTTGAAAAATCATAAATTACTATACAATATGGTGTATGCAGAGAATCATTCTGCTATAAAATGGTTAAGATGTTTAGGGTTTACATTTATCAACTATCATGCAGAATATGGACAAGAACGCAAACCATTTTATGAATTTATAAGGATCGCTTAAATGTGTGCAATTTTACCAGCAATAGCAACAGGTCTTAGTTTATTTCAAGGTTTGGCGATGAGAAGTGCTGCACAAGATGTAGCAAACCAAACTTATGAAACAGCATTACAAGATGTACGAGAAGGAGAAAGATCTAGAAGTATGCAAACTACTGCTGAAGGGGAAAGGTTAAAAGCTACAAAAGCATCTGAGCGTCAAAAAGCACAACAAATTGCATTGCAAGGTAGAAGAGCTGGTGCTTCTCTTAAGGCTCGTGGTCAATTTGGTAATAATTTAAATTTATTATTACGAGATGAAGGAATGAAAACTGGTAATAGAATTAATGCTATAAATCAATCTGTTGAATCTTTTGCAAGACAATCAGGTAGAAGAGTTCAAGGTATAGATGCACAATTTAGACAACGTAGGAATGTTGCACAAAGTCGTGTAAATAAGGCTTACGCACAAGTTCCAGGTCTTACTTCAACATTACTGGGAGCAGCTTCATCAAGTTTGCCATTTTTTGAGACTTAAACTATGACTGATTCTTTTACTGGTGGATTTCAAGTTTTTGACAATCCTGTAGATACCTATGTTCAAGCTCCTCAAGAAATACCTCAATCAGGAGCATTACAATTAGCGGAAATTTTAAAACAAGTAAATCCAAACTTACAAAAATTTATTGGTGCAAAAGTAGAAAAAAATAGAGAGACTGAAAGAATTGTTGGAAAAGTTGATTACTTAGCACAAAATAATGCTGCATATAAGAGTGTAGCTAAAGGGTTAAAAAATAAATTAGGTGACAGATATGGTCGAATTATTCAAGGTAATTCATTATTTGTAAGACAAGGTATTCAAGAAGGTAAGGCTGAAAATATTGGTGCTGGATTATTACAAAAAATGAAAAATAATTATAATACACATTCTTTTGAAAGTGGTCAAAGGTTAGTTGATGTTGATGTTGAATCTGATGCGTGGCAGAATTGGTTTCAGTCTGCTTTAGGTAATGAAGTTGGTGATATTTCTAGTTTAGATGCTGATGTTTTTGAAAATAAATTAATGCCTAAAATTACAGCATTAAGTGAACAAATGTATGAATATGATTTAGAGCAAAAAGCAGAAGCAAATTTAGAACAAAATAGATCTTTAATTGCACCTAGAATAAAAAATGCTTTACCTAGTTTTGAAAAAGCATTGATATATTCTAATAGTATTAATATAGAGGATATTGATAAATATAAATTAAATTTAGAAGAAGGTATTGCTTCTCTAAATAGTTTGACTGACAGTTTTGCTAAGAACGGTTACTCAGGTAAAGATTTAAAAATTTTAAATAATGATTTATTAGATAACGTAATGGCAAGCGTAAGGTTATTTATTAATAATAATCCTACAGATCCTAATACAGCAGAAAAAGCAAAAGATCTTTTAGAATTATTTGGAGAACACGTTTCTTTAGGTGAAGGTCGTAAATTAAATCAACATCCTGATTGGTTAGAAAAATCAGGAGCTTTACGCACTGATGCAAATGCAATTATAAGTAATCAATTTACTGTTGATGAGAAATTAAAAGAACAAATAAAACAAAGATCTATTGATAAAGAATATTTAGCTTTATTAGAAATTGACGATTACACTGAAAGACAAACCACTTTTCAAGAGCTTTATCGTAAATATCCTAAGTATAAAGATTATATTGATAATCAAGCTAGAAGTGATAATTTTGAAACTGAAAAAAAATTAAATAATTTTATTTTTGATATGTCTTTAAATTTATTTAGAAACGATCAAGAAATGATTACAGAATTTATGTCAATAGAAAAAAGTAATTTAACTGATGATGATAAAATTATACAAAAATTAAGTAATACGAAAAAACTTTTAACAAACGCAAATACAATTCGAGATTTAGTAACTCAAGGAATTGATAAAAATATGGATGATATACAGAAAATACTTAAACCCGATGCTGCAAGCTATAGCTATGAATCTCAAGCAATATTAGCTGGCTTTGAAATAGAACTGACAGAACGTGTGCCATTAATTATTGACGAAGTAATTAAGATGATTGGCGATAGAGATGAAATAAGACAAGATCCTAGAAAATTAAACATTGTAGTTGCTGATGAAATTACAAGATTATTAAATCTTGAAAAATTAAAAATGCTTATGGCTATACCTAATGCAACAGGTTTGACAGGTTTAAAAACAAATTTAGTAATAACTGACCAAAAAGCAAAAGAGTTAGGTTTAAAAGATGACTTAGGTAACTTTATTGATAATCCATATCAAGATTATTTAAACGCAAACTTTCTAAACGCAGATAATATCCCTCCTAACCCTCTAGGGAATATAGACCCTAAAAAAGCTATAACTAATATAGGAGAAAATTCAACTAACTTTATACCAACTGAAAAAATGAAAACTAATGCTGTATTACCAGACCAAACAAGGTAATATTGATTCATAAAGCAAAACAACAATGACAAATTCCAACTTTAATGAAGAATCAGAAACAGATAAACTTTTTAAAAAGCTAGAAGAAGATTCTTTATTTCCAGAGTTTAATAAAAATTTAAATAAAGGATACGCTAGAACAATAGATTTTTTCGATAATTTAGTTGGTGGTGATAAAAGAAGTTTTGAAGAAATTTTAGAAAACAGATCAAAAATAAAAAATGAATTTAATACTAAAAGAGCGCAAAATTTAAAAGATTTAAAAGACTCAGGCAAAGTAGATGAAATATATAGAGGTATAACTTCGGCTCCTTTTGCTTTTGTAAATGAGGTAGCTGATTTTGGAGTGGGTGCAAATAATTATTTGAGAGGAAAAGATTATTCAAGAACAGAAATTTTTAATCTTGAATCAATGGGATTGAAAGACGAAGGAGATGAGCAAAGTTTATATTACACAATTCCACAAGCATTAACACAATTTTTATTACCTTATGGTGTTTTAAATAAAGCTGCTGGTGGAATCAAAGCTGCAAAAACAGCAAAAGCTGTAAAAGCTGTAAAAGGTATCAAGAGTGCAAAAGGTTTAAAAGCTGCTCAAGATGCTGCTAAAGCTGCTCAAAAAGCAAGAAAGTTTGGATTATCAAATCGTTATGTAAGAAACTTTGCAGTTGGTACGGTAGCTGATTCAATTGCTTTTAATGCTTATGATGATAATTTATTTAATTTTATAAACGATCAAGTACCAAGTCTTAGAAACCCTGTTTTTAATTATTTAGAAGCAAAGACACCAGAAGAAGAAAGTTTTGCTGAAGCTAAATTAAAACAACTTTTAGTTGGTGGAATAATAGGTGAAACAATAGGTTTTGGTCTTGAAGTTGCAGCACCAGCAATAGGTAAAGTTGCAAAAAAAGTAACTAAACCTGTTGTAAAAAAAGGTGTGCAAGTAGCAACTGATCTAGTAAAAGAAAGAGGTGAACTAGGTAAAGCTCTTGGAGAAGATGCTCAACGACTTTTTAATGCAACAAAAAATTTATTAGATGACATTAAATCAGATCCAAAAAGAAAGGCTAATGTTTTAAATAAAAAAATGGTTGATGACGCTGAAAGTTTAAGAGGTGTAACCAATATAGAACCTGAGATGGAAAACATATTAAAAGAAAAAACTGAATTAAAATCCAGACCAGAACCAACAAAACAACCAACAGGTGGAGAAGATTTTAAGCCTGTAGACACTGAAAGAACTGCTGTTTTATTTGGACCTAGAAAGCAAGATATTGATTTTACTAGAAATTCATTAAATATGATGATGAAAACAGAACCAGAGAATTTAGATGTTTTACCTAACAGAAAACTTTTAAGAATTGTCGAAGATCTTTCTTTACCAGAAGTTTTAAAAAAATTAGATGATGATGCTGCTACACTTTCAGATCCAGAAAGATTAGCAAGAATGTTAAAAGCTTTAAAATATCAATATAAATTAACACAAGAATTAACTGACGTAGTAAAACCTTTAGAGGATGCAATACTAGCAAATAACGCACCAGCTATTGATGAGCTTTATAAATATATGGCTGACAGAATACAGCCATATTTTGCAATGCTCATTCCTAATAAAAAATTAAGTGCTGGACCTGCTAGGTTTTTACAAGCAAGAAGACTTATTGATGTTGAATTGCCTGATGAAGGCGGTTTAAAAGGTTTAGTTACTGACTCTATAAATGAACAAAAAGCACCAACAACAAAAGGACAAAAAAATAAAGTTAAAAGACCTACTGTTACACAGGAAGCAAGAGAATTTATAAAAGGATATGACGAAGAACAAGCATTGCCTTCTATAAAATTAATTGTAGAAGCTTTAGAACAAAAAGATCACGTTGAAATGATTAAGTTTCTTAGAGCTATTGGCATGGCAGAAAACAATCCTAAAGCTATAGGTGAACTACTAAGACCTATGACAAAAGCTCAAGGTTTTGCTAAAAATGTAAACGCTACTTTAAGAGTTACAAATGAAGTTGCTATAAATAGTGTCCTTACTGGATTTCCAACTCATATATTAAACGTACTTACTGCTAGTTTAAACGTGGGTCTTGGTCCTTATCAACTAATACAAGGCGCTCCTTTAGATAAAATTGCATACTTAAGGGCTGCAAAAGAATACATAACAATGTTTACACAACTTGGTAATACTTTAAAAATGGCAGGTAAAGCTTTCAAACAAGATAGAAATATATTAGATCCTTCAAGAGTATTTTATTATGACGTAGCTGATATGTATGCAATTAGAATGCCTGGTAATAGTCCAACTGCACAAGTAACAAATGCAGTTGGTCATACTGTTAGATTATCTAGAAGGTCAATGATCGCAGGTGATGAAATAGTAAAACAAACAGCATTTAGAAGCGTTCTTGCAGGTGATATATGGGAAGAAGGTTGGAGAGCAGGTAAACGAGGTGCTGAATTAAATAAATTTGTAAAAACAGAATTTGAAAGACATATAAAAATTTTAACTGAAGACTCTATTGATGCTTTTGAGGGAACTGCTGCACAAAAAGCTGAAGCTTTAAGAAAATATATAAGGGCTGTAGATTACGCAGCACAAAGAACTTTTACTAGAGAGTTAGGAACAGGATATTTTAAAAAGGCAACAAGGCCAGCAGCAAAGGTAATGCAACTACCAGCATTTAAATTAGTAAATTTCTTTGTAGGAACACCTGTAAACTTAGCAAAATCAAGTATTAGATTAGACCCTATAACTGGTATAGGAAGTTATTTTCAAGATCCTAAAAAAATACCTGGATTGCCAAAGCTTATTAAAGAATATCAAGAGGAGTTAGCAAGTACAGATTGGGCAACAAGAACAAGAGCAGTAGGAGAAGCTAGAACAGGTGGTCAAATACTTGCAGCTTTTTCATTATTAGCACTAGCAGACGAAGACAATCCTAATCATCCTGTTGTGTTAAACGGACCTAGCTATCACAAATCCAGTTTAAATAAATCACCTAGATTTCAAAGAAAACTTCCAAATTCTTTGGGATTTCTAAAATATGATGAAAATGGTGATCCTGTTATAGGTGCTGATGGCAAACCAGAAAGATGGTATTTTGATCTTAGTAGACTTGATCCTTTTGCAGCTATCATTTCAACAGCAGGTATTATTGGTACACTTTATCATCATATGGATGATCTTTTGCTTGAAGACGCTGGAGTTGCTATTGCTGCTATAAGCCGTGAGTTTGTTAGACAAAGATTTTTCTTAGAGGGTATATCAAATATTTTTGAAGTAATGGATAATCTGCCTTACAAAGCTCCAGATTGGATAGCAAAGCAATTAAAACTAAGATTTAGTCCAATACCTGCTGGTCTTGGTGGGGTTATAAATAGAAATAGAACACAGACGATTGTAGATGATTCAATAGATTTAGAAACAGGAAAGAATAAAGTATATAGAGGAAATTTTGTAAGGGATAAGAAAATATATAAAGGTGATTTATCTAGTCAATATATAGATAAAAAAACTGGTTTAGTAGAAGATAGGTTTGAAATTCCTCTTGTTCAAGATTTTTTAACAAGAATGTTAATAACTCTAAATAGAGAGATACTAAATAGTACACCTGGTTTTAATAGTAAATTACCTGCAAAAACTGATGTTACAACAGGAAGGTATATTGAATATCCTCAAGGTTTTGGACCAAAATATTTTACACCTATAAAAAGCAGTGAAAGATTTAATGATCCAGTTCATAGCTTTTTAGAAGATATAAAATTTCCAATACCACAAATGCCACAAGTTTTAGAAGGTGGTATTGAATTAAATAATGTACAATATAATGCTTTAGAAAGAATTACGTCTTTAGTTACAGACAACAACAACAACCAATTATATGATCGTTTATTTGAGCTTATTCAAAACAAAGATATACGCAGAGATTATAATAAATTAAAAACAGATAAGAATTTATCAAAAAGAGCAAGAATGGATTTATTAAATAAAATACATAGACCTTTTAATAATACATATAAAAAGTTTTTTAAATTAGGAAAGATAAGATTTTTAAGAACTAAAGACGGAGAATTTGGAATGAAAAAAGGTATGAATGAATTTTATGAAGCCTGGTTTAATACTCAAAGAAGTGTAGAATCAGAAAAAGACAGTTTTTACAATCCTCTTCCTAACAACTAATCATGGCTACTATTGAATACGGTGGTACTGGTTCTAACACTCCAGTAAGTACAGTTACAACTCATACAAGTAACGGATCAGCAGGTCCATACGCTATTAACTTTGAATATACTCATCCAACAGATATTGATGTTAGGGTTGGAGGTGTTTTTAAAACTCGGAATACTCATTATACTCTTACAAGCACAACACAAATAACTTTTACTTCTGGAAATATACCTGCTAACGGAGCAATAATTACTTTTACTAGAAATACAAATATTTCAGTTCCACCAGTTAGTTTTGCAGATGGAGGGGTTTTACTTGCTGAAGATTTAAACGAAAGTGTTAACGTCTTACTTAATGGTATGCAGGAAATAGTTTTTGATTTTGTAAAAAGAGATGGATCTCAAGCTGTAACTGGCAACCTTGTTTTTGAAGGATCTACTGATGACGATCACGAAACTACTTTATCTATAACAAATCCTACACAAGATAATACAATTACACTTCCTGATGTAAGCGGATCAGTTGTTACTACTGGAGATACAGGAACAGTTACTTCAGCAATGATAACTGACGGAACTATTGTTAATGCTGATGTAAATGCAAGTGCAGCTATAGATGGCAGCAAGGTAAATCCTAACTTTGGTGGACAAACAATAGCAACTACTGGCAGTTCAAATATTGGTGCTAATTTAGCAGTAACAGGAAACACTACTGTTGGTGGTACTTTAGGAGTTACAGGTGCATCTACTTTTACAGGTGCTATTGACGCAAATGGTGGTGCAAGTATTGATAATATTCAGATTGGAGTTACAGATGACAATGAAATAGATACTGCATCTGGCAATTTAACTATTGATTCTGCTGGCGGTACTACAACTATTGATGATGCTTTAACGATTAGTGGTAATGCAACTGCACAAGGAACTTTAGGAGTAACAGGAAATACCACTGTAGGAGGAACTTTAGGAGTTACAGGTACTTCAACTTTAGCTGACGTTACAGGTGGAGCAGTTGTAACGTCTGGAACATCTACTAGCGACACTAAAGTTTATTCTGCTAAACGTGCAGGTGAAATATTTTATGGAAAGAATACTGCTGAAGAAATACAATCAGGTGAAACCTGGACTTCTGCTGATAATAAGGTTGCTACTACTGCTGCTATAGATGCTCGTATTATTGACTTTGTAGATGATGTTGGTGGTTTTAATGCTATTGCAAACGAGACAAGTTTCCCTGCAACCAATCCACAAGGATCTGCTGGACAAGCTGCACTACTATCTATAGCTGCTGTATCAACAACTCTTACTCCTAGCTCTAATACAATTACTATTGCTAACGGTGCTGGTACTGGTAATACAGTAACTATTAACAATGTTACTCCAGCCAGTATTCCTCAAGGTTTTGGTCTTATTGTTGAATCTACTAATACTTTACATACTTATAATTTTCATAGACTTGTTCCAAAAGCAACTGAAGTAACTACTGTCGCAGGTAACGTAGCAAACATTAATACAGTTGCAGGTATTAGTGCAAACGTAACAACTGTTGCAGGTATATCAGCTAACGTCACTTCTGTTGCAGGTAACGCATCTAATATCAACTCAGCAGTCTCTAATGCTAGCAATATTAATTCTGCTGTAAGTAATGAATCTAATATTAACAGTGTTGTTTCTAACGCAACAAACATTAATACTGTTGCAGGTTCTATATCAAATGTAAATACTGTTGGTGGTTCTATAGCTAGTGTTAATACAGCATCTTCAAATATAAATTCAATAGCAAATTTTGGAGATCAATACCAAGTTGCATCTTCTAACCCTTCAACAGATGGAGGTGGTAATTCACTAGCAGCAGGTGATCTATATTTCAATACAACAGCTAATGAATTAAAAGTATATAACGGTTCTGCTTGGCAAGGTGGAGTCACTGCTAGTGGTAACTTTGCTTCTGTTACTGGTAATAACTTTACTGGAGATAATGTTTATTCTGATGGTGCTAAAGCGATTTTTGGAACAGGACAAGATTTAAAAATACATCATTCAAGCAATCAATCAACTATTGAAGAAGTAAACGGAAGTTTAAATATCACATCAAACGGAGCTTTAAGTTTTAATCCAAGTGGATCTAATGTCGTTACTTTAGTAGGTAACGCAACTAAAGGATCAGGTCAAATAAAATTAAACTGTGAATTAAATTCACATGGAGTTATTTTAAAAGGACCACCTCATAGTGCTGCTGCAAGTTACACATTAACTCTTCCTAGTAATATTGTTAATGGTCAGTTTTTAACTACTGATGCAAATGGAAATACGTCTTGGTCTGCTGTTGATTTAACTTCTCTAAGTGCAAGCAATTTAACTGGTGGTACTATCCCAGCTGCTAGATTTGGCACAGATACAATTGCTACAGGATCACTTGCTGCTGGAGCATTACCAACAGATGTAACAATAGCGGATGCAAATATATCTGGAAATCTAACGATAGAATCAGCAGACATAGTAGATGGAACTATTGCAACAACAGATTTAGCTAATGATGCAGTTACTTTTGCAAAGATGCAGAATACTGTAAATGGAGTCAGATTTTTAGGTAAGCATGATTCTGGAGGTGGAGAAATAGGAGAGATTACTGCTGCACAAGCTCGCACTATGCTTAACGTAGCTGATGGAGCAATTGCAGATTTAGTGTCTGACAGTTCTCCGCAGCTTGGCGGTGACTTAGACACTAACAGTCATAATATTTCTTTAGATGATGACCATAAAATAAAATTTGGAGATAGTGCAGACTTTACTATTGAACACACAGGTAATAATGATCATATAGAAAGTAGTGGTACTGGGTTTTTTCTTGATAGTGTTGGCGATCAAACTTTTAGAACTAATAGTCACGCTACTATGGCTAGGTTTATTCCTGGAGGAGCCGTAAAATTATATAATAATGGCCTTGAAAAATTCCGCACGAATGCTGGTGGGGCACAGGTTTTCGGTGCTCTTTATGCAGGTGATGATACTAAACTTTACTTTGGTGATAGTAATGACCTGCAAATTTTTCACTCCAGTAATGAAAATATTATTGCAATAAATACTGTAGGACAAGATTTATTCTTTAAAAGCTCTGCAAGTTCTTCACAAGATACTACAAGTTTTGTAGTTAGAACTGATGGAAGTATTACACATCCAGACAACATACAAATGAAGTTTGGAAGTAGTGATGATTTAAAAATTTATCATGATGGAAACCATAGCTATATCTCAGATACTACTGGTACAGGTAATTTAAGAGTACAAACTAATAAACTTAAAATTGAAAATGCTGCTGGTACTCAAGATCAAGCTGTATTTACTGAAGGTGGGAGTGTAGAGCTCTATAACGCAAATACTAAAAGGTTAGAAACTTCAGGTACTGGCGTTAGCGTAACAGGTGCTTTAGTTGCTTCAGGTGATGTTACTGCTTTCTCTGATGCAAAGTTAAAAACAGAAATATCTACTATTAATGATGCTCTTAGTACTGTTGGAAAGTTAAGAGGTGTATCTTATAAATGGTTGAAAGATAACAAGCCTTCTATTGGTGTTATTGCACAGGAAGTAGAAGAAGTAATACCAGAAGTTGTACATACAAACCAATTAGATGGTGAAGATGTTAAGTCAGTTGATTACGGAAAACTTGTAGGTGTTCTTATTGAAGCTATAAAAGAATTAAAAGCAGAAGTGGATGAACTTAAAGGAGGTAAATAATGGCAATCCAGAGTTCTGGAACAATTACTATACAAGATATAGTAGATGAATTTGGAGGGTCAACCCCTCACTCTTTGTCTGAATATTACAGAGATGGTGCTAATGTTCCTGGTAATAATACTAATGTTCCTACATCAGGAGCTATAGCTATAAGTGATTTTTATGGTGCAGTAAATGAAATAGTTATTGCTCTTACAAACGGAGCAACAAATTTAAACGCATCAACTTTATTTGGTTCAAACTATACCTCATCAGTACCTAAACGATTAACTGTTGCAAGTGGTGTAGAGATAGGAGCGACTAGCGGTAATAATGTTCTTACTATTCCGTCAGGGATGGCTGGCACTTTAATTATAGATAATGCTGGCACTATCTCAGGATATGGTGGACCTGTTGGTCAAACTGGAGGTAATGGCATACTAATTGAAGTTAATGGTGTAACTATAAACAACTCTGGCACTATAAGAGCTGGAGGTGGTAGCGGTGGTACTGGAGGTACTGGAGGTACTGGAGGTAACGGATCAGCTACAACAGAAAGTAATTTTACAGGTAGCAGCATAGGAGGCTGTAGTTATATGAGTGGTAGCTTTCAGGGTCAACAATGGATAGGTACATGTGGTTCTGTTGGTAGTGGTTATTTTAACGGTAATCAAGCATGTTCGAGTGCTTTTGGTGGTCAATATACAGGTGCTGGAGGTAGTGGTAACCAAGGTTATACAAGGGGTCAAGCTTCAGGTGGTTCTAGTACTTATGGAACTTATAACTGGGGTACAACAATATCTAGTCCTAAATATTGGCGTATTCTTGGAGGATGGAAATTTACAAACCAAGGCTGTAGTATCGTAACAACATCATCAACTAGCGGTGGTGCTGGTGGTGCTGGTGGTGCTGGTGGTGTAGGACAAGGATATAACCAATCTGCTGGTTCTGGATCTGGAGGATCTGGAGGAAGTGCTGGTGGTACTAATGCTGGTACTGGAGGATCTGGAGGTACTGGTGGAACAGGAGGAGCATATGGTGCTACTGGATCTACTGGTGCAACAGGTTCTTCTGGAGCTAACGGTAATGCTTCTAACGGATCTAGTGGATCTAGTGGAAGTGCTGGCTCTGCTGCTGGATATTATGCCTATTACGTTGGTAGTGTAAGTGCGACTATAAACAACACAGGAACACTAACAGGTCAAGCACCATAATGCTATTCAAAATATATGATTTTTTAGATAAGGATGTATGTAAAGAATTAGTTCAAAAACTACAAACTTGTGACCTTTGGCAAGACGGTAAACTCACTACAGGGGAACATCTAAAAAAAAGAAAAAGTAATAATGAATTAGTTACTGGTGATTTATATAAAGAAATTACAAATGCTGTTCTAGGTACATTTTATGGATCAGATGCAGGGCAGAATATTTATTCTGATACTTTTTTTAATTTTGTTACTCCACCCATGATTAATAAATACTATGTTGATGAAGGGTATGGATGGCATTTTGATGAAACAATTATGCCAAATCAAGATGGTCATTTAACAAGAATGGATTATTCTTTTACTGTATTTTTAAATGATAATTATAAAGGAGGTGAATTAGAAATTGAAAATGAGACAATAAAAGGTAAACAAGGTCAAATTGTTATCTATGATAATAAATTAAGACATAGAGTTACAAAGATTACTGAAGGAACTCGATACGCTTGTATTGGCTGGCTTTCATCTTTGATAGAAGATGTAGAAGTTAGAAATAGATTAGGACAAAATCAAAAACTCTTACGATCATGTGAAAATCCTGATGATGATACTTTTATAGCATTACAAAAAACACATATGCTTTTACTTAAAAAATTCTCATAGAATGTTTTTTACATAAAAAATGATATTATTAAATTAAATCAGTATTTACATGAAATATAAAATAACAGAACTATCTACAAGTTCTATGAAAGTAGAATACAACGATAGTTCTCACGCTGTCATACCTATTGAAAAAACCTATGATACAAATCTGTTAAAAGATTTAATTAGTAGATACCACAATGTAGATAAGTCATTTGAAAAAATTGAAGATATTCCTCTTGCTTTAAACTATGAAGGTGATACAGAAGAAGATTTAACAACACCAAATGAGTTTACATATAAAGATATGAGGTTAGCAGAATATCCTAATGTCGGAGATCAATTAGGAGCTTTAAATAAAGCTAGACTAGGTGATAATTCAGAAATTACAAAAATTGATGAAGTTATAGCAGACGTAAAAGCCAAATATCCTAAAGACAATAAAAAATATACTGATGCTGATATGGCTGGAGCTGTTGATTGGACAGGTTTTGATTAAACTTGTTGACAGTCAAGCATTTGGAAAGGGAAATCATGGATCGACAAAAGTCGCTTTGAAAGCTATTGAGGGTACAAATTTTAAAAATAAAAAAGTTTTAGATATTGGTACTGGTACAGGGATATTAGCTATTAAAGCAAAATTGCTAGGTGCAAAAGAAATTCATTGTTTAGATCCAAGCGGTATTGCTACAAGAACTACTAAAGAAAATTTTCTATTAAACTTTGGTGATTTAGATAATATTAAAATTTATACAGGGTTTTTCCAGAATTTATATAAAGATAATATTTTTAAGGACTTTGACATTGTTATCTCAAACATAATAGCTGATGTGCATAAATATCATTTGACTAATATAAATAAAACTCTTATACCAAATGGAATTGTAATTTTAAGTGGAATAGGAGTTAACGAAGAAGCAGACTTAATTAAACCATTTAAATTAAATGACTTTAAAATAGTAGAAAGATTTATAGATGATTTATGGTTAAGTTTAAAAATACAAAAAAATGACACCTAAAGAAAAATTTTCATTATGTCAATCCTGTGAATTTCTTAGGCGTAACGCAACTTGCAAAAAATGTAATTGTTTTATGCCAGTTAAAGTACGTTTGCCTTTAGTGGCCTGTCCTGTTAATAAATGGTAAGTTATGGATTACCCAGAAATAAATTTACCAGATACAGATTATATTCTCGTACCACCTAAAACAATTTTTTATCCACCTGTGGCAGAGGAACCTTATTTAGATCCAATTCTTTTACCTTCTCTGGAACAAGTTGAGTCGGGTCTGGGAGGTCAGGAATCTTCTTCTGAAGAAAAAACAACATCTGCAAAGGAGGAAGAGTTACAGCTAACACCAGAAACAATACCGCAGAACCAGCTAGTACCCAAAGAAACTTTATCAACTGAAGAACCTGTAGCTACGTTTAATATACCATTTTTTAATTATGATTTTCCAGTACCTGCCCCAGAGGTGATTGCATCGAGTATTATCGCAGCAGGTACTGCAAGCGTAGCGAGCGTAATAGGGGGCATTGCTATGCAATCTGTTTTAGATGTTATTAAGAAAACATTTAAGAAAATCTTTACTAAAATTCTTAAAAAAGAAGTCGCAAATGTGAAAGAAAAGATAGATAATAATAAAGGTAGCTAGAGTACACATACACCCGTAATGTGGCGTCTAACTAGCTACTTAAATTTTTCTGCGTTGGCTTTTACATAACTTCGTATATTAATTACATCGCTACAAATATATGCGAACTTAGACTTAGGATTTATCATGTAGCCTGATGCGTGAAGCTGTCCGCACTTCAAGATACGAACTAGCTGCTTATCATGCACTTGTTTGTCTAGTTCTTCTTTGGCTAAGTCTAGCTTTACTTTTGCTAATTCAGAACACGTTTCATTATTAGTTCCAAGTGGTATCATCCAACTTACCTGGACTCCCCATCCCTCATTAATGCTATATGTTTCTTCTCCCTGTGCATCATTACCTGTATAAAAAGGAGTTACAGCCATAGTAGGTTGACTACAAATCAAGTTTCCAAACTGTAGCTTACCTGTCATTCCATTATTAACATTCATATTCTGGTTGATAATACTAGAATTACCAA